CCAGGCATCAGGAATGTTGTTCCACAGCAGCGTGAACAGGTCCAGGCAATCGACATTGGCCCGCGTGCTGCCACCGGAAGCCGCATCTCCGATGGTGCCGTCATTCATCATCACCCAGCCGGTATCGGCCACGGTTTTTAGGGTCAGTTTGGCATCGCCGGTAGTCGCCGTACCGGTGGCCGTTGGCGCGGCCACACCTTCAATGTGCGTGCTATCGACCCAGCGGGCCCATTGGCCCACGGTGGGGGTGCCGCTGTTGGCAACATTGCCGGTTCCCGGCCCGGATGGCCCAGCCGGCCCAGCCGGTCCTGCCGGCCCTACCGGCCCTGCGGGTCCAAGCGGCCCTACTGGTCCAAGCGGCCCGGCGGGGCCAGGACCACCGACGCCGGCGAATTCAGTGACGATCACAACGCCCGGAGCACCAGCGGCACCAAAGGCCGACCCCGTCCCCGCATAAACATTGCTGCCAGCACCGCTGCCGCCGCTGCCGTAGTTACGGCCGGGATTGCCTTGAGCGATGGTTCCGGCACCGGGCGCGACGGCCGCGCCACCACCGCCGTATATGCTGCTGCCACCGGCGCCCGCAAATGAGAACGTAGCCGTTGTTGCATAAAACGGATTGGAGTATCCGCTAACGCCGGGGGCACCAGCGGCGACAATATCTCCGGTCCCTGCGGCGCCACCGGCGCCACCCTGACCGCCTGCGATATTGCCGCCACCGCCACCATTGGCCACGCATAGCGTGCCGAAACTGCTGGCCGCGCCCGCTCCGCCGGGGCCGCCGGTGACGGAAGTACCGCCAGCCCCTATTGTGATCGTGATCGGTGCCGCGGCATCAATGGCAGCGCGGGTCAAAAGTTTGCGCGAATATCCCCCGCTGCCGCCGCCACCGGCAAAAAATTCGCCGTCGGCCACGCTGATCACTATACCGCCACCCGCCCCGCCACCGCCGACACATTCGACGATGCAGGTTTTCATGTTGGCGCTCGGCGTGAATACTGCGGTTCCGGCAGTGGAAAACACTTGTTGCGCGAGGACGATCCCACCGCCGGCGGTCATTGCATCGCGCACCCACTTGGTTGTCGCGATGGAATTATCATTGTCTATGTCCGGCGGATTGGGCGCTTGCGGATCGCCGACAAAAACCGGGCTATCAAACGGGGCAAAATTTCCGGCACTGTAGCTGTAAATCCAGTTCGTGCCATTCCAAAGCAGGTCAACATAAAGATTTTCTTTGAACTCGCCGCCATGAAGGCTGGTACCATCCGGATTCTTGACTTCAACAGCACCAATGCCGTCCATGTTCAAAGTCAGGAGATCAGTATTGGTAAGGCTGGCGCCAACCTTGAGCTTGACTATGAGCCGCGTCGGCATGGCGGTGTAAGTGAGCCCGGAGAAAAACGCCTGCGCATTGGCGGTGCCGGTGGTGATGATCGAGCCGTTGTGCAGATCGCGATCCTTGGCATGGGCCGCCATCATACTTCGGGCAGAATTATTTACGGAGGCGCGCGGCTGGCCCTCTTGCCAATTGATCGCCGGGTCAGCGGTACCGTTGTCGGTCGCAACCTTTGACCACGACTGAATATCTTCGCTGGCCATGTTCGTGTCCTAGCTTTGAAGGGTTGCTGCGTCCGTGTTACATTTTCATTCTAAAATGAAATCCGGTCTGTATAATAACAGGCACTCCAATATCGCCATAGATTATAACAGTTCCCCCACCAACAATTTCTATACCAATCAAAAAATGACACCCGAGGGCGGGAGAACTAAAGGTGGCACTTCCAGAACTTATGAGATTTGCCGGATGATATCCGGTAGTCCCGGACTTGCTGACCGCACTATCATATCCTATAGCTGACGCGCTATAAGAAGTTGCGTTGCCACCTAAAAGAGAAAAATAAGTCGCGCTGAAAGCATCCTCTGCTAGACCGGAAACAAAAGTCACTTTATGTGCGGCAAGATTTTGCGCAAAACTCCCCGCTGAGTAAGTTACGCTATCCGTGGTATCAGCGCAGAACGTCGCAACATCTACGCGGTTGTAGGCATTCCAAACGCCTAAAAAGGCGGTGGCGGCAGCGCCTAGGGCAATCGTGCCATAAATCCAATCCAGTTGCGATGAGGCATTGCTGCGCGTGCTGCCGACATACGTTCCGCGCTGCGCCGCCGGGCCGTTGGTAAGAGCTACCGCATTCAACAAAATTCCATTCACCATCACCAGCGCGGTGCCCGCGGATCGCGCCGTGTCGCTGGTCCAGTCCGGGCCATGTCCAAGCCGCAGCGTCCCGGCATCGGACCACACAAACCAGTCGTTGACCTTGCTGACACCGATTGCGGCTGGTGATTTGGTCGTATCAGTCGTAGCAACGCTCAATTCGCTGAACGCCGTCATGACCATGTTGGTGCCATCGTAGATTGGCAGCGTGGCACCAACATACGGAGCGTACCGGATCGTCGTCTTGGCCGCCTGCGTCGTGGTCATCACAGGCGTTGCAGTCTGCAGCGTCAGCCGACCTTGCGGTGCCACAGGCGTAGCAGTGCTAACCGCAGTTGCTTTGATCTGCCCCGCGGTCGTGCGATCCCACGTCACGGTCGCGGTGTCAGTAAGCACGCGCTCGGAGGTCAGCGTCGCGTCGGCTATCGACGTGATGTATTCCGCACCGACCGGCGCACCACCGAGCGTCACCCATCCAGTGTCGTAGTTGGTGGCCGAATTCTTGCTCAGCACCTGGCCGGTGGTGCCGCCGGTGGCAACGCCGGGACCGGTCGCGCCCGTTGCGCCTGGATTGCCCTGCGGTCCCTGTGCGCCCGTTGGCCCGGTCGCGCCCGTTGGCCCGGTCGGTCCGGGCGGCGATGGTTGCCAGCTCGTATCGGAGCCGCGTCGGCCGTAGATCGTGCCGTCAGTCGGCGCCTCGGGAATTCCCCCGCCACCACCGCCGGTGCCGAGAATGCCGAGCGCATTGCGCGCGGCATAAGGATTGCGCGCGGCATCGAACGCTTGCCGGAATGGCGGATCGACCGGCCCCGCCATGTCAGGCCGCGCCATCCGGCGATGCCTCGGTCAACACGCCTTCGGCATGTGTCCAAGTATCGCCGCGCGGGATAACGACGCGGAAGCGATGCAACCGGCTAGAGCTAAGGACGGGGATCGAACCGGTCACCTCCAATTGCGTGGGACCATCCCAGACGACTTGATCCTGCAGCCGCTCACGCGTGCCGGTATAGACCACGCATTGCACGGCATCCGCTATCGGATAGACTTCGGACACATAGGTGCGCATACCCGGCACGATATGGCGTTCGGCGGTTTCGATGGTGGCTTGCAGATTGGGGCCGGTCAGCGAGCACAGAAAGCCGTCCTGATTGACGGCGGCGATCACCGGCCGGCCACCGACATAGGCGAAACTGTCGAGCGTGCGTGAAGCCGAATCGAGAAGCGTGTCGGGCGGGAGATCGCCCGGGTCGTCGCTATCCAGATCAATGCTGGCCGTTGCCACCGTTGCCCACGTGTAGGCGGTCTCGATAACACGGGTCCAACGCTGCGTTGCCCAATTGTACAGGATCACGCCATCATAGATTTGCGAGCCGACGCTAGAATGATAGGCCCACAGAATCCATGGCCGGTTGGCGGCAATGCATTGCACCACGTTGCGGCGGGTGATGTCGGAATTGGCCAGAAACCATTCGTTAACCTTTTCATAGCCGATCGGATTAAACTGGTTGCCCTGCAGTTGATAGAAGCCTTCCTCGGCCAGAAAATACAGCACGTTGGCGACGCTGGTGTAACCATATTCCGAAATCGAGCCATGGTCGGTCACCACGCGCGTGAAATTGAAAATAAACATGGTATCGCCCGGCAAGAATTGCATCGTATGGATGCTGCGATCACCTATGACGAAACCGATTTCCGAGCCCGCCACGCCTTGCACCGGGCCGTCGTCCGGGAAGGTCTGGATATCGGATAGGCCAAGGCCCGGAGTCCATTGTGTGATGTCATTGATGCCCGACCATTGAATCGCGCGCCGGTCGGATAGCAGTCCCGACAGCACCAAGAAATCGCCGATGACCTTGACGTTGTGCGCGATCGGCGGCGTGCCACCGAGCGCGGCAAAATTGGTTCCGCTATCGACATTGATAACCTGCGGCACGTCCCCGATCTGCACGGCGATCAGCCACGGGCCGAATTGCGCAAACGACCATCGTTCGCCGATACCTACCGGCACGGCATAGGCACCGCCACTAGTGCGGCTCACGTCGATCCAGCCGGAGTTATTCCACTTATAGAGCTTGGTGGCCGAGCCGCCGTAGATTACCCACTCGCCGGTGGTGATGCGCGCTCCGATCAGGCCCAACAGCGGCTCGGGCGTTGGCACGTTGGTGAATGGCGTCAAGCTCGGGATCGGCAGATAGGAGTTGATACCGGCGAAGACGTTTTCCACGTTGGCGACAAATTCATTATCGAGCAACGCCAAGTCGGGCCGCCATTCGCCGAATGGAATGGGTTTCTTGGGCATTTAGTTTGCCTTGGCTTTCAGCGCGTCTTGATAGAGCGCAACGCGGCTCACGGCATCGGGCGCGTCGATCACGACGGTGCGCTCGCCATCCTTGCGCAAGGTGAAGTGCCCGCTTTCGAGAGGATAAAGCCCGTGTAGTTGGCGCGGCGTATGCCACATCACCACCACGTCGCGGCCTTCATCCAGTTCATCGGCCTGCCGATCCGACAATGACAGGTCGGCGACTTTCTCGCCCTTGGCGTTATAGATTTCAGCCATAGTACGCCTGCATGCGGCCGCTACGCGCGCGTCGGTCGGTTTCACGCCGCAGATATTCCAATTCCCGCATTTCCGCAGCTTCTGCCGCCTGCGCTTGCTGAAGATCGCGGATAGGATAGAAATAAAGCCGTTTCAGCGTGGAATAGCGGATGAGATTCTTGCCCGCATTGGTCCAATCGTTGGAATCGATATTGTTGCCCAATTCGATCAGGCGGTAATGTCCAAAAATTCTGATCGGATAGGCTTTATCCGGCATGGGATAAAACCGCACATCGTTGCCGTGGACGGCAAACCGGAACGGTTGTCCATTGCTGGGCGCCGAATACAGCCGTTCGATGTCGTCCATGGTTTCGCGCGCCACGTCGTACCAGACATTACCGGCCTGGGCGCGCAGGTTGTCTATCTTGATGAATTCGAGGATCGGCGATTGCGCCGTGATGGGATATTCGTCTTGACCGGGAACGGTGGTGAGGGTGTAAACGGCGGTTTCGTTGAAATAGAACCGCTCGATGTCATAGTCGCGGATGGCGTCGAGAACGGCCTGTGCGATTTCGGTCGGGAGATTGCTGCGCCGCAGATCGCTGGCAATCTGGGCTTTGAGATCACCGTAACTTGCCATCCGGGCTTCCTCCGCAAAGTGGCTGGGCGGCTCTCCGGTCGCCCAGCCCACACCATCCCGCTACTTTCCAGGAGTTACGGGATGATGTATTACGGCTGCGCGAAGTATTCGACGAATATAACCGCATTGCCGGTCGTTTGAGAGCCACCCATTACACCAGTG